ACCATAAGTTCAGCACCTGAAACCTGTCCCAGGCCTTTCATGTTTATTTTGCCATCCTTACAGATTACAGTGTATTTACCCGACGGAATGTCCAACTTGACAGGCTCTGCACGGCTGTTCAAAGCTACGATGATATTTTTCCATGAGTCACCATTTGCATTGTCTTTCAAGATAAAGGCAACCACATTCGTATTTTTTACAGGTAAAAACTCCAATTGCCTACGTACCATATCAGCATCCCCCATACGGAAAGCGGGATGTGCTTTACGCATGGCTATTAAACCTTTCACATATTCGAACACATCTTTATGCACGGTCTTATTTTTCCAATCTATCGTATTAATACTGTCGGGACTATTATAAGAATTATGAACTCCCTTCTTGTCACGCATCATCTCATCCCCTGCAAATATAAACGGTACTCCTTGTGAAGTAAAGACAAATGTTTCCGCTAACTTCTGCAAAGCTGCCAGTTCCTCTACCGAAGCATCTGGCATGGTAGCTTTCAGACGATCGGCAAGACACATGTCATCGTGACAACTTACATAACTTATCATCTGGGTAGGTTGTAACGCCCAAGGTTTCTTACTATAATTCACAGAATCACTTATAACCTGCGGATGTTCGATTGCTCCCACAACTCCAAATTTGATACTCATTTCGTGTCCCGGCTCCCCTACTAGAAAAGCTCCTTTGGTATCATCATCCCAACCACCTCGCAAACCATCACGCATTTCATCTGAGAAAGCGGCGATACGAGGCATCTTTTCCACATTGGCTTTCATTGCCAGTTTGTCTGCTTCTAATTGAGGAGAACTGGCAGCCCATCCTTCACCATACATAAAAATAGACGGATCTATTTTATCAATAGCCGCACGTATCTCATTCATGGTTTCAATATCATGTATCCCCATCAAGTCAAAACGAAAGCCGTCTATGTGATATTCATTAATCCAATATAAAATAGATTCTATCATATATTTACGCATCATGGCGCGGTCGCTTGCCGTTTCATTTCCACATCCCGAACCATTTGCCCATTGTCCGTCCTTCGTCTGGCGATAGAAATAACCGGGAACCGTACGTTCGAAATTGCTTTCGTCTGTATTGAAGGTGTGATTATACACCACATCAAGCACCACTCTGATTCCCGCCTTATGTAAAGCTTGTACCATTTGTTTGAATTCCCTGATACGGACATCGGGTTTATAAGGATCTGTAGAATAAGAACCGTCAGGCACATTGTAATTTTGCGGATCATACCCCCAATTATATTGGGCCTTGTCCAGTTTTGTTTCATCCACCGAGGCATAATCATACGACGGCAATAAATGTACGTGGGTAATTCCCAGTTCTTTCAGATGGTCAATACCTGTCTTCTCGCCTGAAGAACTGATAGTACCCTGCTCTGTCAAAGCCAGGAACTTGCCTTTATTTTGAATTCCAGAAACAGAATCCAAAGAGAAATCGCGATGATGCATTTCATAAACCATAATATCAGCATAATTCTTCAAAGGAGGACGCACATCGTTCTCCCATCCTTCCGGATCTGTAGAACGAAGATCAAGCACAGCTGCCCGTTTACCATTTACCCCTACGGCTTTTGCCATAATTCCCGGAGTGTCTCCTAACCATTTCCCGTTTACCTTCACATTAAAGGTATAGAATTTACCCTTCAGGTCCTCTTTTATTGAAATAGTCCAGGTACCATTCTCTCCCATCTCCATCGGAAAAGTATTAGAAGCTGAACCTTCATTACCCGATTCAAATAAAAGGACACGCACCTCTTCCGCTGTAGGAGCCCAAAGTGAAAACTTGGTTTCGGCAGGCGAGTACTCCATTTCAGTCAGCGCATCTTCACGGACAGGATATTCATCAAACGAATTATATTCTTTTTTCACAGACTGACAACTAATAGTAGTAGAAACAATTGATGCCCAAATAACATGTCTCACATTCATAATCTTATCTTTTTATTTTATCAGGATTCTTATTTATAAAATCTTTCCAGCCGGAATATTCTTTAGTCAATGTCGGTCTGCCCATTTGTAAATAATGACAATAAGCAGCCGCCAACCCATCTGTTGCATCCATAAAAGGCAGCATATCACTCTCCGGTATATGTAACATCCTTTTCAACATATCAGCGACCTGTTCCTTGCTGGCTTGCCCATTACCGGTTATCGCCATCTTTATCTTCAACGGCGCATATTCTGTTATAGGAATATCACGGCTCAAAGCAGCAGCCATAGCCACCCCCTGTGCCCGCCCTAATTTTAACATCGACTGCACATTTTTTCCAAAAAAAGGCGCCTCAATAGCTAACTCATCAGGTAAATAAGCTTCTATTATACCAACCACCCGTTCAAAAATACGGCGCAGTTTTAAATAATGGTCACCATATTTACGAAGATCAATGACCCCCATAGTCATTACCTGCGGTTTAGTACCTACTACTTTCAGCAGACCATACCCCATTATGGTTGTTCCAGGATCTATACCCAGAATGATTTTCTCTTTTACCGGCTGAATCACTTAATTACCTCCATCAAAGTGGGAAAGCCAACCACCTTATCTTTAAATATCTTCATCATTTCCTCATTCAGATGCATCCCCTGCTGAGTATGCCAGCGGTGTAAGGTCGCTGTATCTTCCACCTCCCATTGCAATGAAAAACATTCTGAATCCTGCTCTTTATGACTAAGGATGTGCGTAAGACGGGGATTTTGCAATATTCCCGTTTTTTCCACTTCGGGAATGTAGCTTTCACTAAGCCAAATGACAAAATTACGCGCATCGTCAATACCTGTTTGATAAGTTGTATTATAAATTAACATATTTATAGTCTTTAAGTTAAAAAAGACCTGCTCCGCAGACCTTCATTTTCTCATTAAAAAGTGGAGCATGCGAGAACAATTTTAGATATTTTTATAGTTTAATATATACCAATATCTGCGTTGTACATACTTGACGTCACTTTTTTTAATTTATTTGAAATTAATAGATCTCTTTATATAGCCCCTGTTTTAGTCCCCGTTTTTTAATATCGGGGACTATATTTATTGCAAAGATAAAGAAAAAAATTAGATTAAAAACAAGGAAACAACCTAAATGCACAACGATATCACCCTTGCCAACACGACAAAGGGTATCAGTCTATAAATGAACCTCTCTATACGTTCCATCGCATCACAGCAAGTAAACGGCAGAAATACCAGTGAGGCACATCATCAGCCTGCTCAAGCAATATGTTCAACTTATCTTCTTCCATATTCTGTTAACATAAAAAAAGCGGTAAAACCCGTTGGGAATTACCGCTTAATGCTAAATAGTTACTTTATTTTGCGTTTTTGAATATTTAATTTTATCTTTGCGCCATGAAGATAGCCCTTGATACATTGAAAGGCTACGTTGACCGTAGCTCACTAGTGTAGATGTATGGGGGTTATCTTTTTTCGCACCTTTAGATTGCAGAACAAAACTACAATTCGAAAAAATTATTTATCAATCTTTTTCATTTCCTTTGCTGTCATTTTAAGAGCTTTTTTAATTATAGGCAATTCTTTTTCTTGTGGCAACTGTTCAGGTTTGCGCCCGGTATTTTGTTCTACTATATTTCGTACTTGTCTTCCAACAGTATAGTGTGTTTGTTCTAAATTAGCTTGTCCAGATATTTGTTTACTCTTTATAAGCTCTTCGGTTTGGGTAACACGGAATAGATTGGCAGCAAGTTCGGTACGGCTCATTCTGTCAAATAGCTTTCCTTTTTTAACGCCACGTTTCTTTTCAAGCTTCCACGATTCCATATTATACATACCCAGATAACCTGCATTTTGAAACTTTGCATAATCAGTAACATTTGCGGCTTTTGCCGTTGAAGCGAGAGATTTGTTTCCATCTGCAAGTTCTTCACGTATTAGCACGCGGTCTATTTCCTGATTGTTTTCAATGTATAATTCAAATTTTCGTGTTTGCTGTGCGAAATAAGCTTGCGCCAATGCTACTTCTGGCTTCTTTGGATCGCCATTCATAGCAGCAAGATAACACGCAAAACGTGTAAGTTTGAAGTCTTGGAACTCAACACCATTATTATTGCGTTTCACAGCTATTATATTTTCATAATGAGGAATGTTGAGCGAAACAAAAGCCTTTGTTGCGCGGTCAAGAACTTTACAAAATGCTTTCATATCATTATATCCAAGCATAACCATTACTTCTGAGGCCCACCAATAAACGATGCCGTTTTGGTTTTTAAAGTCTTCAAAAGAAAGAATCGCATTGTTGTTTTCTTGTTCCATTTCCATCTATAATTTAAAATTCGGCTCAAAGATAGAATAAAGTATTTGTTATTCCAATATATATCTATAATTAAGATATATAATTTTATTGGATTTATGTATATAATTTCACGACTATTTTGTAAAAACGGTAATTCCAACAAGTCAAAGAACGCTTCTGTTCGATTATTATTTTTCCAGTCCCTTTCTGCAATGTTCACATAAAAATTTCTTCGCTACCGGAAACATCTTCTGCCCCACATATCCGCTAAGATACTGCGCTTCCTCACCATAGGGATCAATCCCGAAAGCCTTGGAGATATGCCGGCACAAATGACCTTTTTCGTGGTCCCACGAATTTTGAAACTCTTCGGGAGTGGAGGTTAGTGAGATAACCATTACTGTTTCTCTTCTCCTGTAGTCCGAATAGGTTAGACCGGTATTCATTCTGCCTTCAGTCAGATTGCGATACGCACGCTTGAGGGAATCCCCCCTGCATCCTATACGGTACAGGTCCATAATGATCCGATCCGCCCAATAGGTGTGTACCGCATAATACACTTTGACGTGCCAGTCCCCATATTTTGGTATGTAGAACTCCTGAACAATCATATCACATCCGACCAGATTACAGGAATCCCTTTACCTATACAGGTGGCAAAGAACTCGTCAAACGCCCTGCAAGGATCGCCATCAATATCATCAAGGTAGCACTTTATATGCTTGCACAAATGTGCCTCGTCAACCAATGATTTTTTATAGAAATCCGCTTTCAGCATGTTTGCGACATAAGCAACGTCATAACCCTTGTCGTGCTCGATGGTAATTCCGTTCGCTTTCAGCATATCGTCCACTTCGTCTTTGCTCCACGGCTCCAACTTTTTTTCTTTACCCGTGGTTTCGTCTTTCACTTTCATTTTTGAGACGGCCCATTCATAAAGTTTCTTGCTGAAATGAAAGCCGTATGCTTCCAGATATTCCCTCATGCCAGATGGGAATCTGCTGTATGTATCCAATCTCTGTTCCATAACCTTTGTTTAAAAAGAGGGGCATTCCACCCCTCCACCATTAATAAAACTCACCGTTGGCGCGTCTGCGTCTGCGTTCTCCCATGTCATCCATGCGGGGATATTCAGGGAAATAGCCGGGATACCTGCGTTCTCCCATACCTGATCCTGAATAATTTCTTCCGCCATCACGGAAGCCCATGTCTCCATGAATCTCTCTCATGGCCTTTTCGTAACCGTGGCGGCAGCCTTCCTTGTAGGCTTCTTCCACCTCGTCACCTCTCATACCGAAGCCGCGTCCGTAATCGTCACGCCCTTCTTCTAATATTTCCCACATTCCCATAATCATTTCTTTGTTTTGGATGTTTCAACTACTCCGAGCTGTTCCATTAGCCGTTTGTTCAATTCCATAAGGTCAGACATGTTCTTGCTCATTTCCGCCATTTTCCCTTTCAGAGAGGATATTTCCTGCTCCTGACGTTGTTTCTCGGCAAATTCAGGGTTCAAGAGCGTAAGCATCTTGTCACACCCTGCAATGACGGAATTGTGAAAATCCATGCTGTTGATGATGTCTATGCTTTTCTGTTTCATAGAAGCGACCTCGTTATTCATCGCATCACGTGAGCATGACACTACGATATTGCCGTTCTGTCCGAAGTCGGCTATATCCATGCCGGCAGGAAGATTTTGGAAAGTCGTGTTCTGCCCGTTGATACAGACAACAACATCCACAACCATTTCCATTTGGGGCAACTGTCCCATAGGGGATGCCATAGGATATTTCGGCTTGGGAGCGGAAACGCTGACTACCGGGCCGTATTCGATAAACGGGTTAGCATCCTTATGAAGTATATATAACTGGTTATTGGTACGAAGTGATTGAAACATATTGGTTTGATTTTAAAGGAGTGTGGCTATTCCCATTTGGGAAACCACCACAAAACTCCATGTTAATTATTACTTGCTCCGTAAAGAAGCGGTCTCTGCTGTAGAAGCCGGCGCCGTTGTCGGTCTGTATCCTCCATTAACAAGATACAATTCATTGGTATACTTGTTGTAGTGAATCTCATAGATACCGGTTCCAGCAAGGTTGGCAACCGTAATAGGCTCGTTGTTGTAAGCTAACAACGGTCTTGTATCCCCATTGGTCCCTATCAATATAGGCAGCGTGGCAGTCGTGCCGGCAGGGATCGCCTGACGAAGATTGACATAGAACCCTCCGACATAATCCCTGTTGCGGAACGCATGGTTAGGAAGCTCCAAAGTCACATTCTCAGTACCGACTGTTACAGCCACCGTAGGAAGAGTGTTGTAATTCACTCTGCCAAGGGAGGGAAACGGGAACGGAAATCCTGTAAAAAAGTTAGGCCACATATCTACCTCCTTTCTCACCGGATTAACCCCAGTAGTTATTGCAACCGCATCCGTAACCACCACGGCCATATACAGCATCACCTGCATAAGCACCGTATGCTGCGGCACGATATGTATCCACGTTCACACCTACAATATTAGGGTATTGTACCGGAACAGTGTTAGGTAATTTACATTTTATACCATCAACATCGCTCTGCAATGCCTGCAATCCGGCTGCTAAAGGAGCGATCTGTTGTCCTACCGCACTCAGGATAGTGGCGTTCTGGTTACGCTGAGAGATTTCGGCTGTCAAAGTAGCCTTTTCCGCAGTAAGAGATGCGATCTTGTCCTGCAATGCCTGATTCTGAATAGCGTCAAGTTTGGCAAGGATGGCATTCGTGTTGGCTGTCGCACCATCACGCAATGACAATGTGTTCTGGTTAGCAGTGTTGACTAATGCGTTAGTCTGGTTGCACATTGCAAGCTGGTTCTCGTATCCCTGTGTGGTTACAAGCTGTTTCATATCGCAGCAACAGCTACAGATCTGAGATGTCAGAGCGTTGTTACCTTGCATGATCGCAGTTAGGATACTGTTGGTGTTCTGGCCCATTTGGTTGCCGAGACCGCAGATAGCCTGTGATACAGAGTTAATACCGGCAAGGATTTGGTCTGATGATGTGTTCACAGCTTGTGCTAATGCTGCAATGTCGACACCGTTTCGGTTAAGTGTCTGCATGATCATTTCTCTTCCTTCGTTCGCTCCTTGGTTGTTGTTGCCACCAAATCCGAAGTTCCCGTTACCGAAGATGGCTGCAATCACAATCAATGCGATGATGTCCTGAAAACCGCCATTGTTTCCGAAGAAACCTCCGTTTCCGTTTCCTCCCATCAGCCCCATCAGATAGCCAGTGTCAATTCCACGGTTCTGCAAGGACGGAAGAATGGACGCAAGCAGGCCATTGTTTGCGCCGGTTCCACCGTCTTGGTTAAAAACATAAGTTCGTTCCATAAGTATTTGTATTTTGTATCCGGTCAAAATCGACCGTGCACAAAAGTATATAGATCATAACTCATGGAAAATCAGTTGTTTCCCAACAAATTCTTTATATCGTCCCAATATATTCTCATCATTTTCCCACTCTCCATCCTCTCATGGAAATTGGATATCATGTAGTTGACAGCACGTTTGGTCTTATGGATATGAGCGGCTATTTGTGAAGGGTACATACCGCTTTCGAAAAGAAAAAATACAAGAAGATACCGGGCATCCACTGTTTCCATATTCTTATCAGATGATAATATTTGGTCTACAGACACTTCTGTTTCTTTTGAAACAATATTAATTATTTTGGCAAAAATTTCGGACTTACATATGTTTTTTCTAATTTTTTATTCTTATCTTTGCCATGCCACATAAAACAAGATATATCGATGAACAAAGCATAAGACATTTTGTTGAAGATATTTAGCCTCCAACGTGCAGTGTCTTATGCTTTTATCATGTTTTTATGTGGCAATATTAATATGAGCGTTGGGGGCTTTTTTTTGATTCTAAGCCCCTGAAAGAATTACTTTTGTTAAATGAGTTTTTCTATTATGTGCCACGCTTCTACCTGTGGCATTCTGGTTACTATTTCATCTTGCACCTCCTTTCTGTTGATTACCATATTCTATAACTTATTCCTGCGACAACCGCAGGAGAAAAACCATCCTTACCAAATCCATAACCGGCAGTTATCCCCAGTCCCCATCTTCTAGGTTTTATCTTAACCGTGTGATAGATGTCATTCGTTACTGTCAGTGTTTTGGAGCAAACATAGATACTATCTAGGTTAGGTCTGTAACCACTCACATAAGCGATGTAATCACTATCTCTGTATATCTTCTGCTCAACAGGAAGAATAGTGTCTCCTACATGGATTGTATCACCATCATGCCAGCACAGTACAGGGGAAGGAAGATAATACTTTACCGTATCTCTCTTTACAATAATACTTGTGCTGAATACCGTATCTACTCTTGCCTCTATAACTGCTTCGGGGGATGGCTTTACAAACCATCCTAAACCGAAAGCGAGTACAATTATTAATATATAAGGAAGCCATTTCATATTATTGTATTTAAATAAGTACCAATAGCAATGCTATCGCTACTGCAATCCATATATAGATCCTTTGTCTCATAACTTAAATTCTTTACATAAAAAAATGGCAACCCCTAAGAAATGATGGGATTGCCATTGAGAAAGTTCAAGCTCTTGGAAGCGTTGGAACTTATAAGTTTATTGCTAATAATTCTTCACCTAAATCATGCAAAGCGTTTTCCAATTTCAAAGCTTGTTCCGGTCTTGGAGTTCTATTACCAGAAGCATAATGCCATAGCTGTTTTTGATTTATTCCCGTAATTCTCTCCAATCCGGATTTTGTAAAAACATGGGAATAAAAATCCAGAACTGATTTCACATCCATTTTGAATGTTAAAGAGTAATCACCTTCCAATTCTTCCGGAATTTCGCCACCAAATTCCTTGCATTCATCTTTTAGCGCGTCGATAGCACTAATAATGTTTCTTTTAATCTCTTTTACACTTTGTCCTGTCACCACAACACCATCAACGCCTTCTATATAAGCAGAATAGTTATTTTCTGTGCGTTCGATGATTACAGTTAAAGTTTTCATATCTCTTATTTTTTAAGGGTTATTTTATCATTCCCAATCCAATAAAAGGATGCAGGGTTAAATTACCCTGCCCCTTAATGGACGTTCAATAATTCTTCAAGTCCTCATCCGTTATTCCGGCTTGCCGAAATATTGATTTCAATGTTCCGATAGCAAGATCATCATTGGGATTCCCAGGAACGGGGATAGGACGAGCCTCACCCTCTTTTCTATAAATCCAATGGTCCCCTCTTGTCCGAACATGTATCCATCCATTCGCTTCCAAGATAGTCATTACAACTTTTACTTTTAAAACTTTCATTTCTAAAAAAATTAGTTTCACTGAAACAACTATTGTTAGTTGCATGGATTAACGCCACAAAGATAACTATTATTCTACTATTACACAAGTAAAATGATAACTTTTTTCTACTACAATCCCATCATGTCAAAGAACGCCTTATTGTTTTATGTTATTCCTCAAATTTTATATCATTTATACGGTTCATCCAACCACGTTTGAACTTGTTGTTTGCTGGGCGTTTCCGGCATATATCCTCGATGAAATCAAACCGTGCAATCTTGATCTGATCAAACAATTCACGGGGATTACGGGAATTTACTGCGGCGAGTGTCTTAGGTCCGACAATGCCATCAGGAATCACACCAACCAAATCCTGCGGTATTTTGATACCGTGCACTCCGCTTGCCCAGACCCAATCGACAAGGATATCAGCTATGGATTGGGATTTAATCTCGTCAGCTTTCCATCTGTCCCAATACATGGTTTTTAAGATCTCGGTCCATTCCTCTTTCGTGATGTTTTTCAATCTTTCAACCGTAGGCTTGGGGTAGCCTTTCTTCCGGCAATACGTTTCATAAGTTCCAATGGTCACACCCATATTGGTAGCCCCTCCTAAATCGTCCGGGTCATTTACCCATCCACCTTCCCATTTTAAGATGAATGGCACTAATAATTCTACTTTTGCCATAATTTATATTTTTATCCATTTATATCCACCAGCTATTCTCCCTTTCCCTTTTATAACATTTGATATTGCACCAAAATTTACCCCTGTCTTTTTAAACGCTTCATACATTGAGTTAAAGACATAGATAGTATCATCTGTTATAGGATTACACATAGCAACCTTAATTTTAAAATTGCCGTTTCTCGAACCATAGTTATTGTTATATTCTACAGAACACCATTCTAAATTATCTATATGATTATTTGTCTTATTTTCATCTTTATGATTAACAACATCGCATCCCATTGGAGGTGCTCCAAGAAATGTTTTAGCTACGATCCTATGAACTTGTTTGGTTACACGAGTACCATTACATGACAGATTGACTATAAAATATCCGTCTTTATTCTTTCTCATTTTAAGAATATTACCTTTGTCATTCCTTTTTATTCTTCCAAAAGTTGAAACGGAATAACATCCAAGAGTTCCTTCAATATGTTTCCAAACTTCTTTCATAAGCAATTGTACTATTTACAAAACATTTCAGTATAAACGGTGCAAGTTTTCTTACGTCAGCCATTTTTCTTTTCCTCCTTTTTATTTTCTGTTATTATTTCATTTATATCCTCTTTTTCTACATCAAGCACCTTCTTACCAAACAGACCTAACGCCTTAAGCATATTAAAGCTGTATCCTTTGGGCTTCAATATATTTGATATGATAGAGCAAAATTCAATGAAGCAAACTAACAAACAGGAGTATATGTCTATATCCCATTTGCTGCCGGATGCAATGTTTATCATGACAACCATACAAACAAAGGCGAAGTAGGTTACAAGTTTACCCATTGTGCGGCGTATTGCACTAGAGAAACGAACCTTTTCGCCCATTAAAAGGCTTTTCCTTATTCCAAAAGCCAAATCACATATCACTACTGCAAATGATACAATAATCCAAGGTATCATGTGCTCCAATGATTCTGCTATAAAACCGCTTACTATTACGGAGAAGCCACCCGGTATGGCTTGGGTCGTTATACTATCTCTTACCATCAGAATGATTATTTAAATGTATTAAATTAATTAGTCACTTATGAATACTCTTAGTCCTGCTCCCCTTGAATTTGAATTTGGTGCGAATACACGGTCTATTCTATCTGAAATAATCTCCAAATATCCCGTCTGCGCTTTCAATTCAATTAGCATGGGGTTTGTTTCAGCTTGTGATTCTAAACTATATCGAGCTTCTAACAGATTTCTGATAGCTGTTATATCAGTAGTTTGCTGGTTTACAAAGAATCTGATAGAGTTTAGTAATGCCTCAAGTGCCTCGGCAGTAGTCTCTGTTATACCTTGTATGCTTTGGGTGAGAGCGGACAGATTTGCTTTACCTCCGGGTTCCCATCCTATTTGGTTAAAAATTTCTTCTGCCGCCTCGTTATATTCACCAAACACTTCCTTCATCTTGTCAGACCAGTCTTTGATGGCTTCGGTATTAATATCATTCGGCTTTAAAAAATCCGTATATGCCTTTTGAAGTCTTTTATATTCCTCACTATTTTCTATCTCATCAGCAGCGGCATTTGCCTTTTTTGCGACACTTTTCACAACCGAATTATTGGCTGTGTTTCTTAGCTTGGTTATTTGGGCTTGAAGTTCAAAATACCTTTCTTGATCCTCTTGCTCCATATCTGTTCTTGTTGCAATTAGACTGTCAAATTCTTCAAACATAGGTTTTAAGAACTTGTCAGATAATCTTAGAAGTATCTGTTGTTTTACATAGTTTTCCATAAAATCATCAAAACTTTCTTGAAGTCCAGACAAGCCATCCCCTGTTTCTTGAAACGCTTCCAACCATGCCGATGCAAAATTCTCAGCCAATGTTTTGAAATTTTCATCGGAACCTACACCGCCAAGCTCCGCTATCATGTCATTAGCACTGTCAGCCAAAGTATCCCTGAGATCTTCAATCTGTTCCTGCCATTCGTTTATTTTATCCCAGTCAGTATCTTTCTTATCTCTTTCGGCGGCTATCATGGCATTGAGAGATACTATCTGTTTGTTTATGTTCTCATCAAGTTCATTCCCATATTCTTGTAGCTTTGTTATATCCCATACATTGTCTATACTCTCTTTTAGCTTGTCGTATTCACGTTCCAGCTTCTTTATCTTTCTTTCATGTTCTTCTATTTCTTTTTGTAAATCTTTGTCATGGTTGCCGAATATAGATGAAAGAATGGTGGCTACAGCTTGTAATGCAATTAGTACCCATCCAATTGGTCCTAATGCAGCATTCATGGCAACACCCATAGCTGTTGCCGCTGCTGCGCATAGTTTTAACTGCAATTGGAACATTACCGCTTGCACAATCAAATCTCCAATAGTCCCGACCATGTTTAACAACCTCATACTTGTGCTATCGGTGTCTTCCCCCATCGTTTCAAGAATAGACACTATGCTCCCCATAGCCTGCTTCCCTATATTCCTTATCTGCTCAAATGCGTCCTGCATATTCGACAGATTGGCTCTTGCTTTATCAAATTTTTTTAGGTCGTTTTCATCTAAGGATATAGTGGATTTATTATTATTTATCAAAGATTCCTTTAAGGTTATTTGCTGTTTAAGGTCTGAAATGGACAGGCTTAATAAAGCATTGTTTTTTTCAAGAAAATCAATACCGACTGCATCTTTATTTATAGAACCATTTTTTAATTCGATAATGGTTTTCATGGCAGATATTTCTTTCTCTAATGAAATATTCTGTTTTTCTCTGTTAAGAATATCCATATTGAGAAAATCTTCCGTTCTGCCTTGTTCACTTAGTTTTTTTATTTCTTTGTATGATGTTATAAAAGAATCCAACGGACTTCTCTTAGAAAGTTGTTCATCCATTTTGTTGTAGAAGTTCATTACTTCCTTTAGCTGGGATGGATCAAGATTCTTCATCTGCTCTTTTAACGTTTCAAGTTTGGCTTTCATATTCTCAATGGCTTTTGTTGAAACGTTTTCCAAGTTGTCGAACATATTCATATAGGTATCTGTACCCTTAAATGCCTTCCATGTATTTTCAGACGATTTCTTGTCATATTGTGCTTTCAAATTTTTGCTGTATTGTTCTTGCATTTCTTTTGTAAGCACATCCTTAAACGTCTTTGTTTGTTCATCATAGACCTTTGTATAAATTTTGCTTCTTTCTTTATAATACCACATATCTAACTGCAACTGATCTGAAAGCTGTGTTTTATAAGCTTTAGTCAGTTCGATAACAAGGTCTTGACTGTCCTTTATACGCTGCTGGTTCAGCTTGTTTAAGTCTGCTAAATATTGCTTGTTGGCATCGGTATCAGCAATAAGGTATTCGCCTTTCGGAAATTTCTTCTGATATTCTGCTTCAATCCCTTTCTGCACATCGTCCAAGGTCTTGGCAAGTCCGGGGAACAAAGCCTGCACTTCGGCTTCGGACAGTCCTGCATCTTTCAGCTTCTGGTGTAAGTCTAAGCTGTTGAACATGGATTCAATGTTATCTTTAGTTTTGTCTAGCTGCTTTTTAAAATCATCTGCATCCTTTTCGTCAAACAAGACATTAGCATCTTTTTGTGCTCCTATCTTCTTCCTAAAGTCAGTAATAATCTTTGCAAGTTCCTGCAAAGCCTTTGCCGTATTTTCCTTATTAGGCAAGAATGCTTCCCCTATGATATTTTTAGGCATCTGAACATCTTTCAATTGGGATGCGTAGCGTTCCATGACTGTCTTAGCTGCCTTATCGCTGCCCATTACCTTATTCAGCTTCTCGTATTCCTTGTTAAGTTCTTTGATAAGAGAAATGCGTTCTGCTAATATGTCACGTTCATGTTTGGGGTTTGATTGAGGATCTTCTTGATTTATTCCTGGTCTAAGAGGAACTTTTATATCTCCCAAGTTATATATATCGTATGCAAGTTGCTTCTTTATATCAGACCATTGTTTGGAAAAATCTCCTTTATCTATTAAAATCTTAAATTGTTCTCTTGTTTTATTACCTTTTATTACCTCATCATTTACGGAATCAAAGATTTCACGTATTTCTTTAGTTGCTTCTTCTTTATCTTTCTCCAAATCTTTCTTTGTTCCAAGAAATGAGCTGGCGATAGAACTTTTCTTACCTGCAAAAAGAACACCATTCTGTAACTTCTCCAAGTAGTCTGCAAGTCTTTTGTAGTAGTCAATTAAATTCTCTCCTTCTTTCTTTCCTTTTACTAGTTCTTGTATGTATTCTTTTGCTCCTTTGCCTAAGGAGGTTGATTCTTCTGAAATCCTTAATAATTCAGCTTGTATTTTGTTACCCTTCGCTATAAAGTCATAGAAAGCGTTTTCGTATTCGTCTAAATCTGTTTCAATATCATCATTACCTATCAGCCATCCTTTCTTTCTGTTTTCTGCATAGTTGGCTTCAATCTTCCTAATATCTTCCAAGAATTCTGTATATTGTTTTTTATACTCTTCAAACTGTTCTTTTGCTTCTTTTTCTGATATATTAGGCTTTATCTCTATTTCAAATCCTTCATTATTCATCTCTTTTACAAGGGATGATAACGCTTTTCTTGTATCATTTTTAGCTATTTCGTCTATTTCTCCTATTCTTAACTGAGCTGTATAATATTTATTGCTACTTTCTCGTAACATTTTGTTGTATTGAGAATGCACATTCCACAACTCATTAACAAGTTGTAAAGCTGCTCCAAGTGCTATTAACGGAAATGATGTTTTGAACGCTAATCCCAAAGAACGTAATGCGGTTTCTGCTTTTGTAAAAGCAAAGGAAAGCAAGCTAACTCCATTTGCAGCGGCTTTTATCTTAGGGAGTAAAACCATTGAACCAACTACAATGCCAAACGCTTTTGCCACTTCGACAACTGTTTCCCAATTATCAATCAATACCTTAATAGAATCAATAGAACCTTTCAGTGTATCTTCGTTAGCCTTACCGATAGAGTTAAGCATCACATCAATACTGTCTTTCAAGTTGGAAATTTTACCCTGCAAAGTTTCGGCTTGAATTTCCTGCATATTGTAGAACAATCCTCCGCTGTCAGTTAACCGTTTGAAGATGTTCTCAATATCTTCAAAGGTTACTTTTCGTTTTGAAATCATATCCACAATTTGGGCAGTGGTATATGCTTCGCCTTTAACTTCTTCAAAGTAGCGTTGCAATTCTCCATACAAATTGATACCTGCTTCCGTAAACTGACGAACTTCCGTACCACGCAAATACGCTGCCGCTTTGACCTGCCCATAAGCAAGAATAAGTCTGCCCATATCAACACCTAAACCAGCGGATACATCGGCAAGTCGTTTTGTCGTGTCATATAACTTATCCGATTCAATACGGTATGCTGCAAGCTGTTTTGTGAATGTAACCAGTTCCTTAATTTGGAATGGCGATTTTACAGCAAGTTGGACGGTCTTGTTGAATATCTGGTCTGCTTGCGCTTTATTCTGTAAAATGGCTTCCAAGGAACGCTGCTGTAATTCAAATTCTCCACGTACATTTGCCAACTTACTGATATACCCTTCAATCTGTGATACGGAGAACACCAAGGCAAGCTGACGGCTTAATTGCCCAGCCGTATCCATTAGGTTCCGGTGGCGTGTGGCCAGTTGCTGCGATTGTACTCCTGCTTGCTGCAAGGCTTGGTTGTGCTTGGCGATGGCTTGGTTTATCTGTTCAAGTGTCTGCCTGTAGTTGGCATCTGTAGTGTTTAAAGACAAACGAGCCTGCTTCAAGTAGTTTATGGCTGTTACTTGGTCACGCAAATATTTGGCGTTTCTTGAATAGTCCAATGCACCTTGCGGCGTAGTACGTTGAGCTATTTCTTGCTGTCTCGCTAATTGTTCTGCTGCTTTTGCCGCACGCCTATCGGCTGGGTCTTTTCTTTGTGGGGGTTTTTTTGCCCGTT